TACTTGTATCTGGTGTATCTGTGCCGAGGATGTATCAACTGGAGAGCAGGCTCAGTTTACATACGTCGATAGAATACCTGAGGAGAAGCAAAGGTTCATAGACTACTGTGCTAGTGTAGATCGCTTTGTCTTTCACAATGGTATTCAGTTCGACGTACCAGTTATCAATAGACTACTAGGCCAAGTCATACCTGAATCCAAAGTCTTAGATACTCTTGTAGTTTCTAGGTTTCTTAACTACGAGAATCCACCAATCAAAGGAGTAAAGGAACGACACAGTTTAGAGTACTGGGGTAGAAGACTTGAACTACACAAAGGTAACTTCAAGGACTTCTCAGATCTATCACATGAGATGTTAGAGTATTGTAGAAATGACGTAGATATAACTGTCAGGTTATACAAGAAGTTTCTACCTGAGCTGCTATCTCCAGGGTTAGACACTGAACATAGAATCCAATGGCTCTGTCAGAGGATGCATGAGAATGGATTCGAGTTCAACAAAGAGGATGCACAAGTCTGTCTATCTGAAGTGCAATCTCGAATGGCTGAACTTGAGTCTAGATTTCAAATAGACTTTCCTCCGCAACTTGAGGTAGTCAACGAACTAAAGAACAGGAGAAAGAAAGATGGTAGACCTGTCGCTGCTACGCTTAAAGCTAGACGTACATATCCTAAAACTGAGGTTAAGGATGAGAAGCTTCTTTGTTACGATTGGGTTGAGTTTAAACCGGGCAGTCCAAAGGATAGGATTGACAGGCTTTGGGACGCAGGATGGCAACCTACAGAAAAAACAAAGGGACACATCCTCTATCTAAGAGAAGGTGTAGATATTCCTGAGAAGAAGGAGAGGTTCGAGAGATACGGTTGGATGTGTAACGAAACCAATCTAGCTACACTACCTGACACTGCACCTGATGGAGCTAAGGGACTAGCTGAGTGGCTTACACTGGAAGGACGTAGGTCAAGCCTAGAAGAATGGATAGGCTGCGAAGCTAGAACCAGTGACGGTAGAATACATGGTAGGTTTCAACACATAGGTGCATGGACTGGACGTATGGCTCACTCCTCACCTAACCAAGCTAACATACCAGCTAAGTTTCATGGCGAACCTAGATCTGTTGTTGACCAAGTAAAGGATAAATACGATGGAAGATTGCGGTCCCTTTTTGTTGTTCCTAGTGATTGTTACCTTGTTGGAACTGACGCTGAAGGTATCCAACTCAGGGTTCTCGCTCATCTCATGAAGTCAGAGGAGTATGTAGAAGCTATTGTATCAGGTAAGAAGGAGGACGAGACTGACATACACAATGTTAATCGAAAGGCTCTAGGCATGAGTCACGTTACTAGAGATATGGCTAAGACTTTCATCTATGCCTTTCTTCTAGGTGCAGGTGTAGGTAAGATCGCTGAGATACTAAGAGTAAACACAAGAGAAGCTGGTCAAGCTGTAGATAACTTTACTCAATCAATCTCAGGTCTAGCCAAGCTAAAGAACGAGGACATTCCTAAGGCAGCAGCGAAAGGATACTTCATAGGATTAGACGGAAGAAAAGTTAAGACACCATCGCAGCATAAGACTCTAGCTGGTATGCTACAGAATGGTGAAGCAGTTGTGATGAAACACTCAGCACTGCAATGGACTGAGCAGCTAGATGACCGAGGCATAGACTACAAGCTAGTGACATGGCCTCATGACGAATGGCAAACAGAGGTAAAAGGTGACAGAGAAACAGCAGAAACAGTCGGACTTATTCAAAGAGTTTCGATTGAAACAACTGGAACTAAACTTGGACTCTTCTGCCCACTCGCAGGAAGTTCAGACATCGGAAAAAATTGGGGAGAAACACACTGACTCTATTGACACAAAGGATTAACTATGCTAATACACTCAACCCTAAACTATAGGCCATACTAAAGGAGCATATCTAAATGGCTAAATTCGAGAAACGAGGAGTAGTAGACGCTGAAATTTCTTGGCCTAAACTATTCTCATTTAACAAAGATACTAAGTACAATCCAGATGGTGAGTACTCATGCCAAGCTGTAATCTCTAAGGAGACCAGAGATAAACTAGTAAATGATTTTCAGATTAGCCCTAGTCGAATTAAAGATCTAGGCAATGGTTCATATGAGTTTAAGTTTAAGCGTAAACATAAGATGACTGACGAATGGATTCTTGATGCACCTCTCGTCTTTGATTTTTCAGCAGCGAAAATTCGTATGGATGCTGAAGAAGGTAACGACATCAATCAGTATGTTACTAAGTGGAATCCAGATGAGGATGGACTAATAGGTAATGGAACTAAAGCTAAGATTAGTTTCCGAGTTTACAAAGGACCGAACTCACCAAGCGAGAGTGTGACTCTTGAGGCTGTAGGTGTTACAAGCCTTGTGTCTTACAGCTCAGGGTCTGGTCCTACTGTTGACTCAGGTCCGAGGTTCTAAAGAGTTTCCTCTGCCCGTGTAGGGGGTATCGTCGTCTTAGACTCAAGCCTACACCTTGGGTCTACTTAATTTAGAAGATACTGATATGTCTCTAGAGAATGATCTTCTCCGTAATTTTGAGGAATGCTGGTACATAATCTCTGAGCTAGAGAAAATCTCTAAGATAGCTAAGACTACAGGAGAGATTATATCAGCATCTAAGTTAGATAATTTAGTTGAAAAATACGATAGTGACTTCGCTAGTCTACTTAGAAAGCTGGAAGAGTACTTCTTTGATTTAGAAGATGCATGTCCCTTAGAATTTGAAGGTGAAGAAGATGAGTACGAAGAAGGAAATCACGACTTTAATTGGTGATATCTATTCTGTAGTTAAAGGCGAGGGTGGTTGGAGTAGCTACATCTCAGCTATACTAGGCAAGGAAATATCTGACCTATCTAATCGTAGGTTCTCTAAGCCTGAAGAGTACCGAGCTAGACTATCTATGTCAGGTCTCGGCGCACCATGTAAACGTAAACTATGGTATAGAATCAATGAACCAAGAGAAGCAGTTGGTAATAAAGGCAGTGACCTTCTTAAGTTTTTCTTTGGAGACTTACTTGAGTCTCTCGTTCTTAATCTTGCTAAAGCTGCTGGACATCATGTAACTGGTGAACAGGGTAAGATGGAGATCGAGGGTATCAAAGGACATCGAGATGCAGTCATCGATGGTATGACAGTAGACGTTAAGTCAGCATCTCCTGTTGCATTTCAAAAGTTTAAGAAAGGTGAGCTGAGGTCTAAGGATAACTTTGGTTATATCTCTCAGCTTTCTTCTTATGTAGCAGCAGCTAAGGATGACCCTGAGGTTACACATAAAACTAAGGGTGCATTTCTTGTAGTTAATAAAGTCACAGGTGAACTGCTGCTTGATATACATGACTTCACTAAGGACATCGAAGGCAAGGTAGAGGAGATCAGAGAGATCAAATCTATGGTATCTTCAGATGATCCTCCTAGTAGGCTTGAGCCTGTACCTCAGTACAGAGACAGTCCTAACCTTAAGTTGTGTGCTACCTGTAACTACTGTGAGTTTAAGAACATCTGTTGGCCTGAACTTAGATCTTTTATTTATTCTTCAGGTCTCCAGCATTTAGTGAAAGTCGAGCAAGAGCCTAGAGTTCCTGAGTATCTGCCTGATGATCCACAGTTCTAGACACAGAAAACCATTTAAGAGACGTAAGCCTACAAACAAAAAGAATCTAGGTAAGTTTAGATCTGGACTTGAGGCTGACAATGCGTCTTACTTAAGTAACAAAAGAATTGACTACCAGTATGAGACTGTAAGAATCGAGTGGGTTATCTCTCACAAGTACTTACCTGATTTCATATTGCCTAATGGTATTGTAGTTGAGACCAAGGGTAGGTTTGTATCTGCTGACAGAAGGAAACATCTAGAAGTTAAGAAGCAACACCCTGACATAGACATTAGGTTCATCTTCAGCAACAGTAACTCAAAGCTGTACAAAGGTAGTAAATCTACTTACGCTGACTGGTGTATCAAGAACGGCTTTAAGTTCGCTGACAAGTTAATACCAGCAGAGTGGCTGAGGGAGGAAACTAATGAAGCATCTCTTAATTCACTGGGTTGTAGAAGGCCCATACAAAAATCCAAACGAACAAGAGGGCGGTTATCTTAACCTTTGTAGAATTGAGGATGCCAGACAACAAATAGCTGACGTAGAAGTTTACTATGAAACCTACGAAGATGCTATGGAACCTGTTGAACACTTTAAGAATAACATAGATCCTATCGATCTTATTTGTTTAGATCCTAATGATCTTATGGAAACACTTGAGGACGAAGAGTATGAGACGTGACATAAATGAACTAGCTAGAGTTATATGCTTGAGTCATAGTCTAGATGACATAGTTGAGATATCTGACATACATGAAGAAGCTATAGTAAGGCTGTTGATTTACGAGGGTCTCATTGACTTAGATGATTATTTTAGAGATACTGATTACTTAATGCCCGACGAAGAGGAATAACGAATGGCTTTTAAATCAAATCTAAATCCTATGTTTCGCTCTAAATTCAGCGAAGATATATTCAACCATAAGTACCGTCACCAAGGATGTGAAACTTGGGAATCATTAGCTAAGACTCTAGTCGATGACGTATGTGGTGAGCATATGCCACTAGACGAACGTAAAGACTTAGCTAAGTACATAGCTGATATGAAGTTTATTCCTGGTGGTAGGTATCTGTACTACGCAGGAAGACCTAATAAATTCTTTAACAACTGTTACCTGCTCAAGGCTGAGGAAGATAGTAGACAGGACTGGGCTGACCTAAGCTGGAAGTCTGAGTCATGCCTTATGACTGGCGGTGGTATCGGTATTGACTACAGTGTGTATCGACATGAGGGCGCACCTATTCAACGTACAGGTGGACAAGCCTCAGGTCCAATACCTAAGATGCAAATGATCAATGAGATTGGCCGTAGAGTTATGCAAGGTGGATCTCGTAGGTCAGCAATCTATGCAAGTCTTAACTGGAAACATCAGGACGTACATAAGTTTCTTGCATCTAAGGACTGGGGATCAATGCCTGTAGGTAACACAGGTAAAACTCTATGGGATATCAAACAGGATGACTTTAACTTTCCTGCTCCTATGGATATGACGAACATCAGTGTCAACTACGATACTGAATGGTTGCTTAACTACTATGAAACTGGAAAGGTTGGTAAGGTCTTTCTTGAGAATGTAAAGCAAGCAATGAAAACGGCTGAACCTGGGTTTAGCTTTAACTTCTTTGATAAGGAAAACGAGACACTTAGAAATGCATGTACAGAAGTAACATCCGAGGACGATAGCGATGTATGTAACTTAGGTTCTCTTAACTTTGGTAGAATCGAAAGCCTATCTGAACTGTCTGATCTCGTAGAATTAGCAACAAAATTTTTAATCTGTGGGACACTTAAAGCCCACCTACCATACGAGAAAGTCTATGAGACAAGAGAAAAGAACAGACGATTGGGCCTTGGTTTTATGGGAGTGCATGAATGGCTCATCAAAAGGAACTATAAGTACGAAGTTACGCCGGAGTTACATGCTTGGCTCTCGGTGTACAAAGGAGTTAGTGACAAGGTTAGCAAGGCATTCGCGGAGAAGCTCTCTGTATCTACCCCTGTGGCTAACCGGGCTATCGCTCCAACTGGGTCTATTGGTATTCTTGCTGGAACAAGTACTGGCGTCGAGCCTATCTTCGCAGTAGCTTACAAGCGCAGGTATCTCAAGGGTAGCAACCGTTGGGTATACCAGTACGTTGTAGACTCAGCAGCACAAGAACTAATTGATCTATACGGAGTTGATCCTGAGAATGTTGAGTCAGCTTTGGACTTAGCTTCTGATTACGAAAGACGTATTAGATTCCAAGCTGATGTTCAGGACTACGTAGACATGAGCATTAGTTCTACAATTAATCTTCCATCTTGGGGTAGTAAACTAAACAATGAGGATACTGTAGCTGACTTCGCTGAGACATTAGCTAAGTACGCAAGTCGTCTTAGAGGTTTCACTTGCTATCCAGATGGTAGCAGGGGTGGACAACCATTAACTTCTGTGCCATATACTGAAGCAGTTGAAAAGTTAGGCGAGGAATTTGATGAGCATGTCGAAACCCATGACATCTGTGATATCTCAGGCACAGGAGGAAGCTGCGGTGTCTAACACTTGGGATTCACATCCAGATCCTGAGAAGAAACCTAAGGTTGTAGATGAGGTGAACAAACCGCCTCACTACAATCATGGTTCTATCGAATGTATCGACTACCTAAAAGATAACCTAAGCCAAGAAGCGTTCATGGGTTATCTCGAAGGTAATACTAAGAAGTATCTACATCGTTGGAGATATAAGAACAAACGAGTGCAAGACTTAATGAAAGCTGAGTGGTATCTTAATCGACTACGAATTGAAGCTGAAGAAATGGAGAAACAAAATGGCTAACTTTAGTGTAAACTTAACGGATGATCAGAAGGATGAGATTGTAGTTAACGTACTACTGAAAGATCTATTCTCATTTGAAGGCCATCTTAAAGCTAAGTATCCTAGTCCTGATGATATTAAGATTAGTGATGCAATCAAGACATTATTATCTAATTGGTACATGACTCCTGAAGCCTACGAAAAGGTAACAGGAAAGGAAGAACCTGAAGTAAAAGAAGAAGACGATAAGTTCTATTGGATTGAACCATTGAACGGATGGAAGTGGGGTTTTCCTAAGAAGATAAACTATAATAGTTATCTAGGTGATACTCTGGAATGGCTAGTCAAGAACGGATATCCAAAGGAAGAGATAGAAAAACTAGGTAAGAACTTCTCTTGGAAAATCTGGAGACAACCAGAAGAAAAGAAGGACTGAAAGAAATGAAGAAAGTATTTGGATTAGTTCTAGCTGGTGGCTTACTAGCTTCAGTTAGTGCAGGCTATGCAGCAGTTAGTAAGGATTGTAGCTACGATGACAATGGTTACTTCCATAGCAATGGGCAAGTCTACGCTCATGGTACAATGCAAGATGCAAGAGATTGTGCAGCTAAGGGCTTGCTTCCAGATGCAGTACTTGATAGGTTAGGCTGGCTAGGTGAATCTGATCTAGCTGCTGATATCAAACTACTGAACGCCAAAGCTAAAGCTGAAGCATCTAAACCTAAGTAACTAAGGACAAGAGGGTAGCCAATGACTTGTGAGGTTAAATTAGCTGGGTACACACAGGCAACTAAAGGCATACAAGTAGGTGATAACTTCACTGATCTTATTGCTTACTATGCTCGTGTGTCTAATCCATCGTCTCAGATGTTAAACCTAAGAAACGACAAGCTAATTAACTATCTTATTAATCACAAGCATTGGTCTCCTTTTGAAATGGTGAACGTATGCCTAGACATAGTAACTACCAGAGATATATCTAGGCAGATGCTAAGGCATAGGTCATTTAGTTTTCAGGAGTTTAGTCAGCGGTACAGTGTTACCTCAATGGATACTGATAGACGTGAGGCTAGGCTACAAGATGAGACAAACCGTCAGAACAGTATAGAAACTGACGATAATCATTTGAAGTTATTGTGGGAGATGAAGCAGAATCATATAGCTCATGAAACTAAACAGGCATATCATTGGGCTTTAAACAAAGGCATAGCCAAGGAACAGGCTAGAGCTTTACTACCGGAAGGATTAACTAAGACTAGGTTGTTTGCTAATGGTAGTCTTAGATCTTGGATACATTACATTGAACTAAGGACTGACCCATCAACTCAAAAGGAACACCGACAATTAGCAAGAGCATGTGCTTTTGAAATTGCCAAGGTGTTCCCAGATATAGTTGAGTTTGTAACGCCTGAGGTTACTTCTTCATTGGCTTCTTCTTCTTAGGCTTAGGCTTACCCTTAGGTTTTGTTGCGTTCTTGTATGGCATTGCACCTTTAGCTTTTGAGTATGGCATTATGATTTCCTTTTCTTTCGTTTAGTCTTACGTTCAGCACCTTTGACTTTACCCTTGGCGATTGAGGCATAGAAAACTCTTTCGCCTTTTTCTTTACCATAGGTAGCTCTCATTGCACCCATGATCTGTTTGCCCTTCTTAGTTAGTGGCATTACTTTTTCTTTCGTTTAGATTGAGATTTACGGAAAGCCTCAGCAGTTGGCGCACCCTTAGATCCTGGCTTACGCATTTTCTCTCCTGAACCCTTCTTGATTCTCTCTCGTTTAGCGTGGATGTTAGCCCACAGTCCTGGTTTCTTAGCCATTACCATTTCACCTTGTTAGCCCAGTAAGCAGCAGACATCTTACCCTTCTTAATATTCTTAGCATGTCTAGCTTTAAAGGCTTTGTTACGTTTAGATCCTTCAGGTGAGCCTTTGACTCCCTTCTGTCCGAATCGAATGATCTTCTCCTTTCCGTTAGCACATGCTTTAACTACATGAGATTTTGTAGGATGGTTGGGTGTACTCTTAGGTGAGTTACATTTCATCTTAGCTTTGTTTAGTCTAGCTGCCATCTGTAATTACCTCGCGTTCTTAACCATTGATGCACCAAAGTACAGACCAACAATAGCACCTAGCAAATGAGTATCTAATGGAGTTAACACTAGACCCTTCATAGTCTGCCATGTCGTAGTCTCTGTACCTTCAGTTAGGAATAGAAAACCGGGGTTCCATTGAGTGTAACCTACAGTAACTCCTACGTCAGGCCAGAATACAGCTACTAGCTTAGGCCAAACAATAACAGCAAATACAGCAGACAAAGCTATAATACGTCTAGTGACTTGAAAGCCTTTGTTCTCATAACGTCTGGCTAGATCTGTAGCTTCTGACTGTGCAGCTAGTCCATCTATTGCTCTTTGAAATGCATCTTGTTTAGACTTAGCACTCTGCCCCCATAGCGTCATAATACCTGAGAGCAGACCTGAGCCTAGCATTGTGATTAGTTCTAATGGTAGTCCACCTAACATCTTCTACTCCTTAAACACCAATGTAATCTCTAAAACGATGGAACATATTAGTTAAAGACTGGCCAGCAAATTCAGAGATATCAGACTGGACTGCCTTGAGAGCCTCAGGACTAATAGACTTCATTCCATCTATACGCCTAATACTGTAGTCTCTGCTGTTAGGATACCTAGTTACATTTACTTGGTCATTCTGGTTTCCACCTAGAACTGCTACACCTTGGTCAGACGAATTAACAAAGAAGCCTACATGGTGTGAACCGTCTATTGGATTCTTGATGATTACCAGATCACCTGACTGGGCATCCTCTCGGCTTACTTCTTTACCTAACTTTTTGTACTCAGCTGCCCTTAAAGAATTAAAACCTCCAGCACCTTGAGGAGTAGCAACACCTAAGTTACTCAACACATGTCCAGCAAATGCAGCGCACCAAGCGTTAGCATCTTTCTCTACTTCACTTGGGTTCTGAATTCTACCAGGAACAAACCTATTAATGAAACCTGAGATAGCTTCCTGATGGTCTGGGTTATTTTCGTCTAGTCCCACAAGATTTGATTGGTAGATAAAGTCTATGGGATTTCTATTAGCATACTGAATAGCTTGTTTTGTACTATCTTCAAGTTCAGCAGCTTCAGCCTCAGATCCAAAGAGAGTTTTAGCTACAGTACTAGTTAAACTATCTAACCAACTCGTAGCTTTATCCTCAGACTTGACGTCAGATAATGCTTCTTCGTTTAGTTGTTTCATACCTTGAGTTCTACTTTCAGCTCTACTAAGTGCTTCAGAAACTCTTTGGCTTGTAGCAGATTGTGTAGCAGCAGGAATTTCCCCTGCTTCCTCAGGTCTACCTTGTCTAGCATAAGACAAAGCTAAGTCTCTTAACTCAGGTGGTAACTCAGCAGCAGCGGCTGGACTACCAAGTAAGAAATCACCAATCCTTTGTAAAGCACTCCGGTCCTCAGACTCAGGTTCTTCTACAGGAGTAGGAGGAGTTACACCTTGACCCATCACAGGCTCTTGTACAGGCTCTCCGCTAGGTTCAGTAATAGGAGCTAGTATATCCTCAGTTGGATCTGTTAGTTGGTCTAACCCTTGATCAATTACTGTGATTGCGTCCCTACGTTTTAAAGCAGAAGACAAAACTCTAAGATTTCCGAGATTAACTATGTTACTTGCTTGGACACTGGAGAGAGTTCCTGCTTGTTTAAGCATTATTCTTCTGAAGTCATCTCTAGCTGCAGCTTGAAGATCACCATTGTAAAACACTTTTAGTTCAGCGTTAAAAGCAGCGAGATCCCTTTGCCTTTTTTCACCTGTGTAGTTACCTATGTTAAGTTCATATTTACCTGTTTGTTGATTGAATCTAGCTCCTGTAATATCTCTATCTAATGCATTTAAATTTTCTGTTTGTCTTAGTTTTTCAGTATTCAAACCACTTTTAACAAAAGCCCTTGTCTGCATACCTAACTCAGGATCTTGTTCATCTAGTGCTTTAATTGTATTAATCATCTTAGGACTAGCTATACCGTCTCTAAGGAAGTTTGCCGATAGAAATTCATCTGTCTTACCTGAGATAAGAGTAGTTCCTAGAGACATAGCTCTTTCAGCGAATGCTTCTCTGTTCTCAGCACTAGCCATATTCTTAGATGTAAATAGTGAAGCCCAAGTTTTATCTGCTTTCAACTGCCGTACTCTTTCTTGAGCAGACATATCGTATTTATTTATAATTTCAACAGGTAGATCTTCTTTAGATATGGTAGAGTTTGCTGTAGGAGGTGGCTTATTAGGACTAAACAATGCTTCACCAAAGATTCTAGTATCTGGTAAAGAAGTTATTTTAGAATTACCCAGTGCTTTAGCTATATCTCCTACTCTTTCTCCTAACATCTGCTGGATAACTGTAGGATCTCCCTTCATAAGGGCAAGAGATGTTATAGCTTTCTGTTGCTCAGTAATTCCTTCTGCGTTTCGAACTGCATCTACTAAGTACTTTGTCAGACTAGCTTGAACAGTTTCAGCACGATCAACGTATTTGATCTTGAATACTTCTTCTAGCTGTTGTTTTTCCATTTCTGTAATCATATGAAGTGTACAACGCTTTAGAATCCTAATGATGTCAATAACTTTCTGGTTACCGATTTTAAAATTATCAATACCACATTTGGTTTCTAAAACATGTCCCATAGCTTTACCCATATCCATATTCTGGA